TCGCCTAGCCATTCTGTGAGGGTTTCCGGTTTCATTGTTTACCTTTCTTTTTCGCTGCGCGTTTAGCGGCCACATGCTGACGTACCGCCATGTCAAAACATGCGGCCAATGTCGTGTAAAAAACGGTCCGCGTGCGCTCAGGCCGGAACCCGATAACGTCGCCAGGCTCCAGGATCACGACAAAGCGACGGCCGCGGTGCGTGCCGATTGTGCGACGGTTTACTGTCTTGTTGAGGGGTGTCATTTAGCGCACCCACTCAGCGCGTAGCATGTCGCCGCGTAAATTGCTGGCAGTGAATGAGCGCAAACCGTTACCCATGCGGCCGGACAATGCGCGGACTATTGCGCGGCGATTTGTGGCGCAAGTCAACGCCACCATTGCGCCAGCGCAGGCTTCCGCCGTATCGCCAAAAAACGGCACTTCCCGCACTTCGCCATGGAATGATTTTGCTGTTATTTTGTAAGTCATTTTAAAAACTCCCGTCATATAGTGCGAAACCCGCACCGCCTAGCGCCCTATTGCCAAGGCGCTGGTCGTTGGGGGTTTATCTTATGCGCGGCCGGCAGTTTTCAGCTTCGCGCCGGGTCTTGCTTTCAGTGACGCAGACCAAATTACGCGCCGTTGTCTCGCCGTCGCACAGTTTTCCGGCGGCCTCTGATTGATTGTTACCGCACGCAATGCGGCGGTAATTGCCTTGCCGGTTGCTGCAATGAAAGGTGTAGTATTTCATGGTTACACCCATGCCGGCGTGATGTCGGTATTAGGCAATGCGCGCAGGAACTCCAGCACATCCGCCGGGACTGCCTCTTTCAACCATGCGCTACCGTATTTGTAGCCACACACGCTGCACGGTTTCGTAAGCAAGCCGCGCGGATGCTGGGAAGGGTAAACCCAGCCGGCCGTTTTTGTTTCGCGTTTTGACACTTCATACAGGCCCGACAATGGCGAATCTGCATCCGGCGCCGTGTGGCGATCTTTCCACCAGTCACCCAGCAAGGCGCGGCCGGTGTCGGTCAAATTCGCCACGCGATTTTCGCGTGCTGCAGCGCCTGCTTCGGTTTCAGCTGCACGGCGCAGCGCGTGACCTTCGGAGTTTAGCGAATAAGTAACGAGTTCGATTTTTTCCGATGTATTCCAATCGGCGCCGGTCTGGTGCTGGCAGTTTGCGCGCATATCGTTCAAGTGCCATTGGTCCCACACCTGCAGGAATTTCCAAACGGTCTCCGTAGTCCATCCCGGCGCCGGCGTAACGTTTTGCACGGTAAGGTGCCCGCGTTCATCACATTCCTTAAATGCCATATTCCATTGGCCACAGGATCCAGTGCAATCGCCGTTAGACTTCGGACCAATGGCGCCAGATATAGACAATTTGCCATCCTTGAATTCAATTTTTGCAAAAGCATTACCGTCCGGCAGTTCGCCAATGCGTACTATTTTGTTGAAGTTTTCCATGATTGTTTCCTTTTCAGATTATCGCCAGCTGGCGAAGTGTGTGAATAACAGGGCGCGCAATCAATGCGCCAGTGATAACGCAAAGTAACAGGATCAGGATTAGCATTTTAGACCATTCCTTTCGCATACATCCAGAGCGGTCCGAAAAGGATCACGGCGCTAAGGATGGCCAGGGCAGATACTACCAAGCCAGTCATAAATACTTCGATAGTGCGTTCAGCGTTTGTCATTTTTCGGCCCTTTCGGTTTCGTTGTTAGGTGATACTGTTGCCAAGGCTAAACCCACATTAATTCGCTGTCAAGGGGTTTTAATGAATTATTTAATTATTTATTTAGTCCAGAGTGTGAACTAATCGTTACGTATTCTGAAGGCCATTACGGTATGCCCTTACGTAATGTAAGGGTATTCAAAAAGCGTATTTTTACCGTACTCGTTTGCCAAGAATCAAGGACTTACGAAGGGGAAACCGTATCGAACCGTAATGAAACGTAACGATTCCGTACCGATACGGTCGTTACGGTGTGTCCGTAGGACACCGTAACACCGTAACGTATCGTATCCGTACAGCGTACAGAATTAAACCCTTGGCAGATAATTATTGTGCGCCGGGCGTTTCGTTTCGACTTTTGCGCTGTGTGGTATTCTGAATACATGGCTGGAATAAGCGTAGAGAAAAGGGCAAAGATTGACGGCATATGGCCGGCAATCCTTCAGGCAATCCGCGACGGCGCCAGGATTGACCACACGGCGGCCGCGTATGAATTGACGCGCGCGGACCTTTGGGCATATCGACACGGCAAGCCGGACCTTGTGGCTGCATGGTATGACGCTATAAAAGACTCAGCTGATTCTTTTGTGGATCAAATGGTCGATGTAATGAGCCAGGCTGACGGCAACGCCAAAGGTGCAAGGGTTAAGGCCGGCATATTGCAATGGATTGCTGAAAAGCGTGATCCAGACAGGTACGGCCAGCGCACGCGGGCTGACATCAATGTAAAGACCGTTGATCTAACCGCAATTATCAAGGATGCGAACGCACGCCTAGCTGCAGCCAAAGAGCCAAAGCTAGTGCAAGGCGATAGGATTATTACTGCCGAAGCCAGCGACGTCCGCGCGCACACTCAACAGGCAATCACGCACGCAACATTGGACGCTGCTGGCCTACTCTAACCCACATGCTGCAGCGCATCCCTCGCATAATCAGCAATCATGCACATGCGCCCGGCGCTAACTCATTGATTGTTAAGCCTTGGTGCAATGCAGTAGTGTATAATATCCATTATGTTAAATGCGCAGGAATGGATGCAATGCGTTTAGAATCAGGGACATGCATGTTTTCTGCCAGGCTGCAGGGCAGAATTTTTCAGAGGGGGGAGTGCGGGGTGGGTAGGGGTCAAAATCCGGCGGCGAGCACCGGTGCGGGGTTGTAGAAGCCGACTGCGTGTGAAAAATATAAAAAATTCTGTGCCATAATTAATTATTAAATATTTTCTGGCGATACGTTACGGTACGGTTTCGTTACGGTTTGCCAGTGTTACGGTGATTACGCTTTCCCTAGTGAAACAGGGAAGCGTAATCCAACGGAGAACAGATGCGCGGTAATGTCGAGCAAGAGTCCGAGATACTGGCGCAGGTGCTGGCGCTGCGGGATGACCCGGTTGGCTTCGTCAGCTACGCCTATCCGTGGGGCCGCAAGGGGACACCCTTTGAAAAGTTCAGCGGACCCCGCCGCTGGCAGATGGACGACTTCAAGCGGATTGCCGAGCACACCCAGGAGCAGGCGTTCCGGCACGAGAATGGCCTGCCACTGAAAGTCTGGAAGGAGGCGCGGTCATCCGGCCGCGGTCCGGGTAAGTCCGCCAAGTTCGGCATGGTCGCCCACTGGCACATGAGCACCCGGATCGGCGCCACAACGATAGTGACCGCTAACACGGAAGGCCAGCTGCGAAGCCGCACGTTTCCGGAGTACGCCGTTTGGTTCGGTGCCGCCATCAATGCCCACTGGTTTGAACTGGAAACCATGCGCATCGTGCCAGCCCCGTGGCTGGTCAACACCGTCAAGAAGCTGCCCGAGGATGGCGGTCTGGGTGTAGACCCGAAGTATTGGTTCTGCGCTGGCCAAACATGGTCTGAGGACAACCCCAACGCCTTTGCCGGTGTCCACAATCCCTACGGTCTGCTGCTGCAGTTCGACGAAGCCGCCGGTATCCCAAGCAAAATCTGGGAAGTGTCCGAGGGCTTTTTCACCGAGCAGAACCCCTACCGCTACTGGATGGCGGCTTCACAGATGCGTGGCCGCTCCGGTCGGTTCTTTGAACTGTTCAACGACGAGCAGATGGGAGATGGCTGGGACTTGCGCACCCTGTCCACCCGTGGCATGGAAGGTGTTGACCAGGGCGTGGTGGAAGACCAGATCAAACGCTACGGCATTGACTCCGACTTCGTGCGGGTTGAGATCATGGGCCTGCCACCGCAGACATCCGAAGACCAGTTCATTCCGTGGGACGCGGTTCGTGCAGCGCAGCAGAACTCACTGGCGCAGGATTACGGCGAACCGTTGATTCTTGGCGTTGACCCGGCGCCGCGGGGCAAGACCTCATGGCGGTTCCGGCAGGGGCGTAATGCACGGGACTGTTGCGGTTCCGCCACAAAGGGCGCATGGCACGCGCAGGACAATGTACAGATCGCCGCCGAGATCGTCAAGCTGGACATGAAGTACAACCCGGATGCTATCTGCATCGACTTCGGTATGGGCACTGGCGTCATCGACATCCTCAAACGCAACACCCGGATCCGGCACAAGCTGCATGAAGTCAAGTTCGGTTCCTCGCCCCACATCAAGGATGGCGAGTTCGCCACCCACGCGGCCGAACTATGGGGCGCCATGCGGGACTGGCTGCCTGGTGGCATGGTCGAAAAGGATGGCGGGGAGAAGGGTTCGCTGTCCCACCAGTTGACCGATCGGGGCTGGAAGTGGAGCGGGCGGGAGGAAAACAAAAAGATTCTGGAAACCAAAGAAGACCTGCAAAGCCGTGGGGTTAAGTCGCCTGACGATGCCGACGCCCTGGCCTGCACCTTTGAAGTTAATCCGCCGCGGCGGGATGACCGTCGAGGCAGCACGTCGCGGGTCGTGGAGGGGGTATCGACTTGGATGGGTGAGTCGTGATATGATGGAAGCACAGGAGATCACGTAATGAGCGGCATCCTTGGCAAACCTTCCATGCCCGCACCCCAACCGGTGCCGGCAAACCCCGTGGCCGATCCGGCAGCGGAGCAGCAACGTCTTGACGCCGAGCGGGCGGCATTGGCCGAGCGCAAGGGCGCTGGCCGCGCAGGCACTATCGCCGCTGGCGGCGAACTGGCCACGACCATGCAAGCCGAGCGCGGCCTGATGCGTAAGCGCGCGTCTTCGGAGATGCTCGGTTGAGCGAGAAGACGCAGTTCCACATCCAGAAGCTGGGGCAACTCCGGGCTGACCGGGCCAACTTCGACACGCAATGGGAAGAAGCGGCGTCGCTGATCATCCCGGCGCACCGCAACTCTTTTCAGGGTCGCGGGTCTGACAACGCCTTTGGAGCGCAGGGTCAGAAGAAAACCGAACTGCAATACGACTCGTCCGTTGGTGTAGCCGCCCAGCGGTTCGCCAGCGTGATCGAATCGCTGGCCACACCGCAAGCATCCGTGTGGCACAGGTTAGTGCCCGCCGACAAGATGCTGAAACGCAACCGCGCCGTGCGCCTGTTCTTCGATGACCTGAACGAAATCCTGTTCAACCATCGCTACCGCCCCATGGCCAACTTCGTGGGCAACAGCCAGCAGACGTACATGGGGCTGGGCACTTACGGCAACGGCTCACTCTACGTGGACAAGCCGGAAGACGGCAGCCGGGGCTTACGCTACCGGAACTTCCACCTGGGCGAAGTCTACTTCGTTGAGAACCACGCCGGCATCGTGGACACGTTCTATCGTTCGTGGTACATGACCGCGCGCCAGATCTCGCAGCAGTTCAACAACGCCGGCGACAAAGTGCCGGAGGCCGTGACCGAGGCTATCAAGAATCCGCAGCAGGCCGAAAAGAAGTTTGAAGTCCTGCACTGCGTCTACCCGCGCGCTGACTTTGATCCGCGCCGGGTTGACCCGAAGGGGATGCGGTATGCGTCCCTGTACATTTTTGTCCAGAACCAAGAGGAAATCCGGGAGTCCGGCTACAACAGCTTCCCGCTGCCGGTGGCCCGCTACACCCAGGTGTCCGGCGAGATTTACGGCCGCGGCCCGGCGCAATGGGTGCTGCCCGCCATCAAGGTGCTGAACGAACAGAAGAAGACTGTGCTGAAGCAGGGCCACCGCGTTGTCGATCCGGTTCTGCTGGCGCATGACGACGGCAACCTCGGCTCTTTTAGCCTGAAGCCCGGTGCGCTGAACGCCGGCGGGCTGAACAAAGACGGCAAGCGGATGGTGGACGTACTGCCGACCGGCAACATCGCCGTGGGCGACAAGATGATGCAGATGGAGAAGGACGTCATCAATGACGCCTTCCTGATCACGCTGTTCCAGATTCTGATTGACACGCCGCAGATGACGGCGACCGAAGTGCTGGAGCGGGCGCGGGAGAAGGGGATGCTGATCGCCCCAACCGCTGGCCGCCTGCAAGCCGAGTTCCTTGGCCGTCTGATCGAACGTGAACTTGATCTCCTGTTCCAGCAAGGGCTGGTGCCGGAGATGCCGTCGATCCTGCGGGATACCGAAGCGGCAGAGTACCACATAGAATATGACAGCCCGATGTCGCGGATGCAGCGGTCAGAGAAAGCCGCCGGCTTCATGCGCGCGCTAGACGTGGCCGCAAACTACGCCAAGAACACTGGCGATCTGTCGCCGTTAGATTGGCTGAACTTTGATACGGCTATGCCGGAGATTCTGGATATCCAGGGCGCACCGACAGCGTGGACGCGTTCGCGGCAAGACGTTGAAGCGTTACGCGCCGGACGCGCGCAGCAGGCGCAGACGCAACAGATGATCGAGGCCGCGCCGGCAGTGGCCGGGTTGATGAAGTCCGCACCGGCTGCATGACGGAAGTCGAAAAACGAGCCGACCGCAGGCGTCGGTCACGCGAACACTATTTGCGCAACAAAGAATTATACAAAGAACGCGCCAAAAAGTGGGCCGCTGAAAATCCAGACAAGGTACGCGAAACGCAAGCCAAAAACTACGAACGCCGCAAAGATTACGTCAATGCTCGCAGCAAACGCTGGCAGCAGGCGAACAAAGAACGGCTGCGAGAATACAATGCGCGGCGTCGCGTTCGTATAGCAAAAACGGTATTAGTCTTGACAGTAGAGCAGCAAGCAGATATACTTGCTTTTTATGCCAAGGCAAAAGCCATGACAGAACTAAGCGGCATCCCGTACGAAGTGGATCACATCAAGCCGCTATCAAAAGGCGGACTGCATCATCCCGACAATTTACGGGTAATCACGCGCACGGCCAATCGTAAAAAAGGCGCCAAGCTGTTGTGATAAAACTTAACCTTGGATGCGGCAGCAAGAAGCTGCCTGGCTTCGTCAACGTCGATGCCCAGCCAATGGAAGACCCGGACGTGGTTGTCCGGCTGGACACCGACCGCTGGCCGTGGGATGACAACTCCGTGGAAGCGGTGGAGGCATCGCACGTCATTGAGCACATTGCCCCCGTCGAGCCGTTCTTCCACTTCATGCGGGAACTGCACCGCGTCTGTGTTGATGGCGCCCGCGTCCACATCACACTGCCGCACCCGAGCCACGATATTTTCCTGCAAGACCCGACCCACCAGCACGCCATCCTGCCCGGCACGCTGGCGATGTTCTCCAAGAAGTACGCCGAGAT